GTTTCTTGTAGCGCACATCCGTCGTTCCCCAACAAAACCGAACCGGAGCAGTCATCTTACTCCACACCTCATCCCCGGCGTTTGCTACTGCCGCCAGTGCCGCTTCACCGGGGACAGCATCAAGTACCTGATGGAGATTGAGGGACTGAGCTTTCGGGAGGCGTGTGCCGAGCTTGGCATCTCCAATGCCCCGGTTCGGCTCCGTCATCGGCCCGCTCCGCGTGAGCCGCGTGCCGAGTCCTGCACGTTTACCCCGCAAGCGTGGGAACTCCCCACGGAGAAGTGGGTGGCTTATGCGACGAAACTGCAAGCCGAAGCGGAGCAGGAGATCTGGAACCATCCCGAAGCGCTCAAGTGGCTTGCTGCCCGTGGCATCACGGAAGAGGCCGTCCGCACCTACCGCCTCGGTTATCTGGTTGGGGAAAACGGCAAGGCGGGCCGGTATCGTTCCCGTTCCGCCCTTGGCCTCGCCCCAAAAGAGCAGGACGGGAAAGCCATGACCATGTTGTTCATCCCCCGTGGGATCACAATCCCCCTGTTTGCCGAGGACGGGCGGCTCATCAACCTCCGTATCCGCAAGCCCAACGCCGATCTCGTCAAGGAAGAGGGCCGGAAGCGCTTGAAGTATATCGAGCTGGAAGGCTCCTGCCGCCGCCCGCTGTTGCTGCGGCCAGAGGCGGAACGGGCGAGGCTCTCCGTATATGTCATCGTCGAGGGGGAACTGGATGCCGTCCTGTGCCACTACGCGACGGGGGGCGGGATCGGTGCCCTCGCCGTCAGGAGTAACACGCGCAAGCCGGATGCCGAGGCTCACTCCCTGCTTGAGGGCGCGGTGCGGCTGCTGGTCGCCCTCGATTACGAGGACAGCCTGAACGGTGTGGCCGGATTGAAGTGGTGGATGGATACCTACCCGCACGCACGGCGCTGGCCGACGCCGGAGGGGAAGGACCCCGGCGAAGCCTACGGCCTCGGCGTGGATATACGGGAGTGGATCTCCGAGGGGTTGCCCCGCTCCGTCAGCCTGTCCGATGCCCCCGGAAGGGTGGAAGCATTTTCGCGTGGTCGTGTTCTTGAGGGGGGAGGGGGCGAAACGCCCACAAATTCCCCTTCTCTGGAAAAAGGAAAGGGACAGGACGGATGCACGGCCAGCGTAAAAGAGGCGCTCCCGGCGGGATTGCGCGAAGCTATGCCCGCATATCTCGCCGTCAACGATGTTCCTCCGGACGTGCTCCATGCATGGGCGCTATGGCAGGGCCTCCCCGTCCGTTTCATCAAGGAGGACGGGGGATTCAGGTGGCTGTACAGCCACTCGTGGGCAAAGCGGCACCGTGATCAGTTCGAGGCGTTCTGGCGGTTTCAGGACGGTTCCGACGCCCTGTGGGATTGGCTGTCGGCGCACGTCGCGGCAGAGATAGGCGCGCATAACCTTTTGAAGATATGGGGGTAACATGGATTTTTCGACTGAGAACGACACGCTTTCGCGCATCAGCAAGGCGCTGTACGGAGACGCCCTGACGCTGGCGGTCATGGACCCGAAGGACATTTCCCTGCTCAAGAAGAATGCCCGGATACTGAAAAAAGACGTGTTCCAGCAGCTCACGGCGAACATCGGGCGGGACAAGCGGCTGTCGTCCGTGCCCCTGTGCCACCGCCTGAGCGACGGCAGGGTTGAGGTCCTCTCCGGGAACCACCGCGTACAAGCCTCCGTCGAGGCGGGGATCGAGCGCATCCTCGTCATGATCATCGAAGAGGACCTGACGCGGTCGCAAGCCGTGGCCATCCAGCTTTCTCACAATGCCCTTGTGGGCGAGGATGACCCTGCGCTCCTTGCCGAGTTGTGGGCGGAGATTGAAGACATCGCGGCGAAGACCTACGCGGGCCTGTCCTCGGACGTGGTGGAGAAGCTGGACAAGATCGACCTGACGTCCTTCACCACGCCGCAGGTGAGCACGCGCACCATGACCTTCGCCTTCGTCGACAGCGAGGCCGAACGCCTGAACGCCGTGCTCGATGAGCTGGACGGGCTGCCAGCGAAGGAAATCTGGCTGGCGGACGTGAGGCAGTTCGACCGTTTCTTCGACCTGCTGGAAGCGACGAAAAAGACGTTCGACGTGCGGAACGCCTCCCTCGCCATGCTCAAGCTGATGGATTTGGCGGAGGAAGCCATTGCCAACCACAAGCCCGAACAGGCGACGGAGGGCGCGGCATGAGCTTCATCGGAGCCGTGGCCACATCCGTCCGGCAGGTCCTCGCGCAGTATGCGAAGGATGTACACCTGCCTTGCCTGATCGTCGGCGCCGGGAACTTCACCGTCCCGAGCGTGCTGCGCTCGGCGGGCTTCGCCGGGACGATAACGGCCTGTGACGTGACGCTCTACACCTCGGCGCTCGGAGCGTACCTGTCCGGCTGGACGCTGGAGGCGCGGGAGCGGGAAGACTGCCCGGAACACCTCCGGGGACTGCTCCGCACAGGGTCGCCGCTTGAACTGACGGCCTCCATCAGCCTGCTCATGGATCTGCGCGAGGTGTGGAAGGGCGACAACGCCTTCAAGATGCGCATGGTTGAGCACAGCCGGGAGGCGTGGGACATGCTCATGGAAAAGACCTGCGTGAAGCTCGAAGCCTACAAGTCGCACATCGGCCCCATCGACTATCAGGCCCGCGACGGCTTTGACCTGCTGGAAAAGAGCGCTCCCGGGCACACTGTTTTCGCGTTCCCGCCGACATACAAGGCCGGGTACGAAAAACTGGAAGCGCTGCTCCGGGCCACGGTGGAATGGACGCCTCCGTTCTACCGGGAAATGACCGACAAGAGCCTTGAGCTGTTCGAGGCCATCGCCCGGTTCGACTCGTATTACGTCGTGCTGGAGAAGGACCTCCCCGAAGTGTACGCGCTCCTCGGCCAGCCTTCGGCGGTGCTTCCCCGGGGGCGTGGCCGCACGACCTACATTGTGGCGAAACACGCCAAAAAAGTCGTGATCCGTTCCTCGGCCAAGACAGCCCCGGTCGGCCCCATCTGGCCCGCGAACCGGGCCGTGACCGGGGATGAGGTTCCCGGCTTCGCCCCGGTCAAGCGGGCGCAGTCGCTCCGGCTGAACGAACTCTACCTTGCCAAGCGCATCGACTACTTCGACGGCGGCGTGGACGTCTGCATCGTGCTCACGCTGGACGGGCAAGTGATCGGCAAGGCCGATTTCATGAAGACGAGCCACGCGCAGTGGAAGCTCCCGGAAGTCAACCCCGGCGGAGACGAATCCCTGTACATCATGTGCGATCTCGCCGTGGCCTCGGACGTTGAGAAGCGGCTGGCCAAGCTCGTGCTGCTCCTGCTCACCAGCCGCGAGGTCAAGGAATGGGTGGACGCCAAGCTGAACAAGCGGGTGGGGTGGGTCATCACCACGGCCTTCGCCAAGGGGCCTGTCTCTATGAAGTACCGGGGGTGCTTCCAGCTCTACAGCCGGAAGCAGGACAAGAAAACGGGGCAGTACGCCCTCAACTACTATGCCCCGTTCGGAGCGCGGACGCTTGCGGAATCCTTCGCGCTCTGGAAGAAAAAATATAAGTAATTCGTGTAATTAAATACAAAAAACGCTTGTATGACAGGTGTAATATGCTAAGTTCTTTTTATGGTTGAACTTTTTCAATCAAAAGGAGAACGGCATGGACGCAAGGCGCAAGCAGGAACTCAAGGAGCTGATGGTAACGGCCTGGAATCTGGCCCGGTTCGGAGCGAACCGTTTCGGAGGTCCGGCCAGCCTGTATTTCTGGATGGCTCTGCGGATTGCATGGCGGGAACGCGGCGGGAAGTCCGTCTACTACACGAAGGGCAATGTGGCCCAGATGTGGATGGGGATCGTGCCGAGGCAGGAGAAGGTGAAGCGGGGGCAGATAATGCTCCCAGGCCTTGCATAAAAGAGTGGGGCGGTAATGCCACTTACCGCCCCGATACGAAAAGGAGCCAAGTCCTTCATGTACGGATTGAGTTTGGCTCCTGCCCGCCAAAAAGTCAATGAGCAGAGCCATGACAGAGAGAGAAGCCCGCAAGCTGGCGAAGGAAGTCGTCAGCGACGAGTACGCGGTGATTGACGAAATCTGGAACCGCCGCAGGGTCAATTACCACAGCGTCGCCGCCGATTACGACAGGGACACGATCAAGGACATCAACCGCAAGCTGCCGAACCTGCTGGTAAAGAACGGCGGCGTCGCGCTGGACGAGCTGGCGGATGAATACGGGTTCGAATCCACCTGCGACCTGATCGACATGTTCCTTGCCTACACGCCGAAGCGCATCCGGCTTGAGCAGCTTGTAGCCCAATTTTTGGAAGAAAACCCTCAACCCTCCGGCGATTATGACGGAGACGTGCCTTTTTAGGAGGCCAGAATGTCCATTGAAACCTCGTTCTTTTCGAGCAAGGCCCCGAAAGAACGGAAAGTTTGCATCGCCAAGTGGCATCGGAACTGGAGCGGGCCGCGCGCCGAGCGGTTCGCCCCGTCCGACCCGAAGGCCGTGGACTGGAAGGCGGCGTACAGGAAGGACTTGGAATCCCGGTTTCCCACGCCGTCCTCCTTGCGGCTCTACCTTCAGGAGATCGAGAAGCGGACACCGAACCCGATCCTGTGTTGCTTCGAGCTGAACCCGGAAGAGTGTCATCGCAGGGTGCTCGCCGCATTCATCAAGGAAAACATCAACCTCGACGTTCCCGAGTGGAACGGACGGCGGCATGACGGGCAATTCAGCCTGTTGCCGTAAACCGTAAAAAAGGCGGGGACGCCCGGTGCGACCAACACCGAGCGCCCCCTAGGAAGCGGAGGGGACATCCTCACGCCCCACAAGCCGAAGGATATTCCCTCCTGACTATACAAGTCAACGGAGGGCGAAATGAGACATTCTACATGCGCCCACCGCAGAACGCGGCGCGAGGACAGTATGGAAGATTTACAGAAGGACAAGGATCAAGGCGAAAAACTGCGTTCCCTTGTTGAAGTGAGCAGGAAGAACGACATTCCCGCGTTGCTCAATGCGAAGAACAGAGCGCAGCAGGACGTTTATTCCGATCCCTCGAAAGAAAATCTTGCCGTTTTGGAACGCGCCACAGCCATGCTGGAGAAAGCGATGGACGCAGGACAGAACTGCAAGAATTGGAAAGAGGCGCTCACCTATCTGCAAGAGGATTGCGGCAGGAAAATCGGACAGACCAAGCTGTTTGCCGACATCAAGGCCGGGCGCCTGAGAAAGCAGCCGGACGGCACCTTCAAGCGGCGTGACCTTGACCGCTACGCGGCGTCGCTCCCCACGGCGGGGACGCCGGACAAGCTGGCCACCGACGCCGCCAGACGGCAGCGGGAAAAGGAAGAACAGGAAATCCGCAGGATACGGGTCGCGGCGGACAAGGAAGAGTTCATCCTCAAGGTCAAGCAGGGCCAGTACATCTCGCGGGATGACGTCTATCAGGAGCTTGCCGCCCGTGCCGTGGCTCTGTCCGCCAGCTTGAAAACGGAATTTGAGGCGCGGTCGCTCGACGTGATCGCGTTGGTCGAGGGGAACCCGAAGAAATCGGGTCCGTTCGTCGAGCACATCGAGCAGGTCATCGACGAGGCCATGAACGAGTACGCGAAGCCCATCGAGATCGAGGTCACGTTCACCGCCGAACCGGAATCGGACACCGAATCGGACGACGAATAACGCAGGGCAGGGGCGCGGCTGCCGGATCAACGCGCGTGTGGAGATGATGATGACCATTGTTGAAATTATGAAAGAATGCGTTCCGTATGTGCTGTGCATCCTCACCATGATCGGAATATGGTATGGCGGGATGCTCGTTGGAGAATATCGGGGACGTGAACGAACATTGAAAGAGCAGCGCATCGTCTTCGTCGTCATGCACGAAAACGGAAAGGTTTCCGCAGTGACACAGGAAGGCAAGCACCTTTCTTTTGTAACCGATTGTGGAACAAAGAATATGAGCGATGAGTAATTAATATGAAATCATATACAATTCGTGTTCCCTTTCATTCCGTTCATGAATTCGTTGTGTTTGGTGAAGACAAACAGGATGCCGTCAGAGTTGCACAGAAGGGATGGCCAAAACTTTCCCAATACTGCGAATGGGAAAAGGCCGCAGTCTGTTTGACGTCAGACGTTTTAGAGAAAAAGGACGGTTGCCATGAACACAACCCCCATGCGTGAGTTCAACCACTTCCCCATCATAGAGGGAAAAGTCGGCAACGGCGTGAAGTTCGAGCGCATCCGGCGCATCACGGGCTACCTCGTCGGTACGGTGGATAGGTTCAACAACGCCAAACGCGCCGAAGTCCGCGACCGCGTGGCGCATCTGAAAGTTTCTCCGGAGGCGCACAATGAAGCTCCGTCACGGCATGACGGTGATGACGGCCCGCTACGCCGTGGTGCTGCGGGGCCGGAACCAGTGCTTCCCTGACCAGTGGTGGGGGCACCCGATCATCGAAGGGAAGATCATGAAGCGGCACACCATCGTGCTGAAAGCCGAGGACGTGGTGGCCCTCCCCGTGCCGGAGGGTTTCCAACGCGTGTTTCCGGGATTGTTGAAGGGATAGCATGACGCAGCTTGCCTTGTACGAAATGCCGAAAAAGGAGTGCCGGCGCGTGGCCATTTCGGTGGCGATACCGAAATGGCTTCCGCCGTCTCTGGCCTTGTGGCTCCGTCAGCGCATGGCGGAGCGGCCGGAGGGGAAACTGACCGTGGCCACCCGGTTCTCAAAAGGGGAGCGGGCCGCGATGAAGCGCCGCAGGCCCGTGCCGATCAGCGCATGGGCGGAGAAGCACCGCGTCCTCGAAATGTCGGCCATCCGGGGCCGCTGGCGGAACGTGTTCACGCCGTACCTCACAGGGATCATGGACGTGTCCGGGCTTCCCGGCGTCGAGACGGTCATCATCTGCAAGAGCCCCCAGACGGGCGGCTCGGAGTGTGGCCACAACATCGTCGGGTACTGCATCGACCGTCTCCCCGGCCCGGTGATGTACGTCTTCCCGGACGAGCTGACCGCCCGCGAGAACGCCAAGGATCGCATCATCCCGATGATCGAAGCCTCCCCGCGCCTCCGGCAGTACATGACGGGCTACGGGGACGATGCCTCCAGCCTGCGCATCAACCTGCTGTACATGCCGATTTACCTCGGCTGGTCCGGTTCCGTCTCGCGGCTCGGGAACAAGCCCATCCGCATCCTCATCCTCGACGAGCTGGACAAGTACAAGAACCCGAAAAACGAGGCATCGTCCGAGTCGCTGGCAGAGAAGCGCGCGACGACATGGCGGACCCGGCGCAAGGTCGTGAAAATCTCGACCCCGACCACGGAGGACGGCCCGATCTGGAAGGCACTCACCAAGGAGGCGGGCGCCCGCTTCGATTTTTGGGTGCGCTGCCCGCACTGCGGCTTTTTCCAGCACATGGATTTCGAGCGCATCGCATGGCCCGGAAAGGATGAGGAAAAGTCCCCGGACGCCGAAACCGTGCTGGCGAAGCGTCTGGCCTACTACGCCTGTGAATACTGCGGCGCGGTGTGGGATGACGGCGACCGTGACCGGGCGGTCAGGGGAGGGGAGTGGCGCGAGCGCACGTCCGGCCTTGAGCTGATGGCCCACGTCGCCGCGCACCGTCCCGTGAAGGTGGGCTTTCACATCCCCGCGTGGCTTTCATACTTCGTGAGCCTGTCCGAAGTGGCCCACGCATGGCTCAAATACAAGGAGAGCGGAAAATTGGACGACCTCAAGAACTTCAGGAACCAGTACGCCGCCGAGCCGTGGGTGGAGTCGCACGCGGCCCGCTCGGAAGACGCCATCCTCGCCCTGTGCGACGACCGCCCACGCGGGAAGGTTCCCGGCCCGGTGGACGGAAAAGAGCGGGTATCCGTCCTTCTGGCCACGGTGGACACGCAGCAGCACTATTTCCGGTACGTCATCCGGGCCTACGGCTATGGCGAAACCGAGGAGAGCTGGCTCGTGGCGTCCGGCTCGGCGGACAACCTCGCGGCGCTGGAGGAAATCCTGTTCGGGAGCGTCTACGCCGACCCGGACGGCAGGGAATACGCGGTCAAGGCAGCCATGATCGACGCGATGGGCGGGCGCACCGCCGAGGTCTACCGATGGGCCGTCCGTCATCGGGGCCGCGTCTTCCCGTGGCAGGGCGTCCGTTCGATGGCGCAGCCCTACACCCCCTCGCATCAGGAATACTTCCCCGACGCCAAGGGCAACAAGGTCAAGATCCCCGGCGGGCTGATGCTCTACCGCTGCGACGTGACGTTCTTCAAGTCCGATCTGGCGTTCAAGCTCGGCATCCACCCGGATGATCCCGGCGCGTTCCACCTCCACGCCAATGACGGCGGGCAGCTTGAACAGTACGCCAAGGAACTGTGCGCCGAGGTCTGGGACGACGAGAAGCAGGGATGGGAAAACCCGGCGAACAAGCCGAACCATTTCTGGGACTGCGAGGTCATGCAGCGTGCGTTCGCGTTCATCCTGAACGTCCGGCATCGCCGCAGACCGGACGAGGAAACGAAAAAGCCCGCCCGTCCCCCGCGTCCGGTAGAACGCGGCGGGGGCGGCATCGGTTCGCGCCTGGCGAACCTGCGGAGGTCGTGATGGCGCTATACGACTTGTCGGATCGCCTCAACTGGCAACAGGCTTGCGAAATCCTCGGGTGCAGCAAGTCCCTGCTTTATCGTTTGGTGAAGGAGGGGAATATTCCGATGTACGGTGTAGGCAAGCGGTTCCGCTGGTTTTCTCGGGCGGATTGCGAAAAGTTGCTTCATGGGAACAATTCCGTTAGGGAGGAACGAATACCCGCTGAAAAGCAAAACGAAACGGAAAGAGAATAAGGTGCGGAAAGGAGTTCCAAGATGATATGCCCCGTATGCGGTGGAGATGAGCTTCTAGCCGAACGTCTTCACCTGTTTCCCTACGAATGGTTCGGACACGAAACGATGCTCGAAGCATATGGAGAGCTTTGTCCCGTATGCGGTGAAATGGTGTTGGCGAAGGGAAGTCCCGATTTGCTTGAGGCACAGTCGAGAGCTTTCAGGAAAAAGGTACGGGAAGAGATCCCTTTGCCTGAGGACGTCGCCTCCATGCGGGAACGACTTGCCCTGACTCCGGAGAAGGCCGATGAGCTGTTCGGTTTAGAAGACGGCTCGTTCGCTCGTTATGAACACGGTGAGGAAAAGGTTCCTTTCGTTGTATTTCAGCTTTTATGGCTGTTGGGCAAGTATCCACATCTGATTGGTGAGTTACGGGGAGGTGAGTAGGATATGGCTTCTGCTCTGAAAGGAGATGTTCCCTTTGATGCGGGGATGATTGCTCTGTACCGCAATAACCTGGAAATGGCCGTAAAAAAGTTCAATCAATATCTTGAAGAGAAAGACTTTGAAATGCTGGCTGCCAGTTTCCGGCAGGTGGCCGAAGCCCACGGGATCGAAGATGTCGGACTGGACGAGCGGGAACTTCGCAAGATTTTTGAGATACTGATGGGGATTGCCAATATGCTGGATGCGAGCCTTGTCTTTAAGCCGAAAAAAGTTCCTTCGCCATGAACGGCTTGCCAAACATGAAAAACGTAGCTATCTTGAAAACCAAGAAGGGCGGCAAGTGCTGCTAACAATCACCGCCCCGGCAGACTCGGAGAGTTTGTCGAAGCCTTCTTTCCGGCTTATGTACCAGCCAGAGTCTTGCCCCGGCAGTGTTCCAGCACTGCCGGGGCCGCTTTTTTAGTTCTTCGTGGTGAAGAACCAGTCAATCAGACGCTTGAGTGCGTAGATTGCCACGACTTCGAGCACGTGCCAGAGTCTCCTCATGAGCACACCTCCTTTTCCGGGCCTGCCTGAACTGAGCCGGAAAGAAGGCTGTCCTTGCGGACGCCTTTTTGTGACAGAATGGGGGCCGAAAGGCAAGGGTGTCACCCTTGACTTCAAGGGGGCTTTTGGTATTCTAAAAATCCCTACTATACGAGGCGTAGCCGTCGCCTGTTGTCAGTCCCAAGCTGGCAGAAAGAGCGGTTTTTTTCTTGCCACCAATGTGTCCTTTATTAGGATGCGGTTATGTATTGGCAGGGTGACGTCCGGGTGTCCGCGAGGCCCCGGCTGCTCGTATAGCAGGGGAGCGTCACCCTGCCTTTTTGTTTGTGGCGTTCAACCCCATCTATACGAGGTGCATCATGTCCAACCGTCCCCTTTCCCTGTGGTATCCAGTCTGGAACCAGTTGCATCAATCCGACCCCTTCATGGCTTCCATCCGTAACATCGTCCGTGCAAGTCACGAGCCCACAGTAGAAACCGCGCTCATCGGCAGCGTGTTCTACATGGCGCAGACGGAGAACGGCATTGAGTATGCCGAGGCCATCGCCCGCCGCATGGCGGGGAAGGGGGTGGCGGCATGACTGCCTATGCCCGGTTTACCAAGGCGGAGCTTATCCAGTTGATCGAGGATTTGAAGGAATCAAAGACTCGTGCCGTTGCCGAGGAGCGGAAGGTGTGGATGAATCGCTGTCTGAAACTTCAGGATGAGGCCCTTGCTGCCCGGAACGAACTGATCAATCTTTGTGAGCAGGTCAAGAACCTTCCCGTTCGGCAGACGCAGCGCCCTTTACCTCTGGAAGGGTACGAACCTCTTTCCTCCGTTCTCCAATAGTTGAATATTGATCGCTCAACCAGTGACGCCCGGCCCCGTGCCGGGCTTTTTTTTGTATTTTTCCCAAAATTTCTGTCCACACATTCCACACGTTCCACACATTCCACACAGTTCCAGACTTGCACATTTTTTCGTGCTATGTGTAGCACACTATGAGCACCATCTGGACACGTGAAGAACTCCTCGATCTGATCGCCTGTTGGAAGGCCGCGTACAAGGCGGCGTCCACGGGCAAGTCGTACACGGTGCAGGGCCGCACCTTGACCCGGTACGACCTGCCCGAGATCCGCCAGCAGCTTGTGTACCTTCAGGGCGAGCTTGCGGCGCTCGACACCGGGCGTCGCGGCCCCACTATCGTACTCGCACGGGTGAGGAGGTAAGGCATGGCATTGCTTGATCAGTTCGGGCATTCCCTCTCTCCCGTGTCCACCTCGCGCATGACCGCCCGCGCCTCCCGCGACGCCGGGGCCTATCGCGGCTCCATCTCGGGCTGGCGGGGGCCGCAGGTGCATTCCCCGGAAGGGGAGAGCCGCGAACGCGGGGCCATGCAGCGCCGTGCCGCCGATCTTGCCGCAAACGACTGGGCGGCGCATTCCGCCGTCGAAGCCATTTCGGGCAACGCCATTGGTATCGGCCTTGTCCCGAAGTCGAGCATCCCAGCGGACATGCTCGGCATTCCCCCGGAGAGCGCCCGCGAACTCGGCAAACGGATGGAATGGGCCTTTGCGCTCTGGACATCCGAAGCCGACGTTCGCGGGCAATGCCACTTTGCCGACCTCCAGAACCTCGGCCTCCGGACGATGTTGAGCTTGGGCGAGATGCTGCATCTGGCGGTCATGCTCAACGAAAAAGAGCGGGAACGGCAGAAACGGACGTTCTCGCTCGCACTCCAGACGCTTTCCCCGGCCCGCCTGATGACGCCGAGCGACCAGCAGGGCGAACCGCTTATCCGCGACGGCGTCCGCCTGTCCGAGTACGGCAGGCCGGAAGGATACTGGCTGGCGACGCCCAAGGCGTCGCCCCAGTCCTCCTTCCTGTCGGTGGAGCGGAGCGCGCTGCTGTCGGAGGACTTCACCTATGTCCCGGCCCGCGTCGGCCACCGCCCGGGGGTGTTCCACCTGTTCCGGCACGAGACGGACGAGCAGGTGCGCGGCGTTTCGGCGTTCTCCAAGGGCATCGAGCTGTTCCGCAACCTGTCCGACGCCATCAGCTACGAGCTGTTCGCGCAGGTCATTGCCGCGTCGTTCCCCGTGTTCGTCGCGCTGGAAAACGGCGGGGTGCAGCTCCCCGACTATGTGACGGAAGGGCAGGAAGGCGACGGCGAACGCCGGGAACGTCAGCTTGTCCAGGACCTCAACCCCGGCCAAGTTTTCTACGGCAACGAGAACGAAAAGCCGTATGTGCTGGAATCGAAGCGCCCCTCGGCCAACTTCTCCGCGTTCGTTGAGATCGTGCTCCGGGCGACGGCGGCCTCCGTGGGCATCCCCTACGAATCGCTGACGAAAGACTTTTCCAAGACCAACTACTCCAGCGCCCGCGCCGCGCTCAACGAGGCGTGGAAGCTCTACAGCTTTTACCGCAACTGGTTCGGGCGGCTTTACTGCCAGCCTGTCTACGAGATGGTCATAGAGGAGGCGTTCCTCCGGGGCATGTTCGAGCTTCCGAAAGGCGCGCCCGGCTTCTACAAGGCCCGCAAGTTCTGGTGCAACGTGGACTGGATCGGCCCCTCGCGCGGGTTCGTGGACCCGGTGAAGGAGATCACGGCCACCATCCTCGCGCTGCAAAACCGCCTGATGACCTACGGCGAGGCATGGGCCGAGAGCGGCAGGGACTTCGACGAGGGCTATGCCCGGATGCTGGAGGAATCCCCTCTGCTGGCGTTGCTCGGCCCCCTGAGCCTGAGCACCAAGATTGGCAAGGCGGGCAAGGACGCGGACCCGGAGGGCGACGAAAAGCCGGAAGGTGAGGCCCCCGAAGATGGGACGGGAGAAGATGATGAATGAGTTGTGGGCGTTGCCCTTTGAAATGGCGGAACAGGTGCTGTCCGATCTGGCCTCGGCAAAGTCGAACCCTCAAGCGCGGGTTGAAGGATTCCCGGAGCGGAAGGCGCGTGGCTACGAGCTTGTCGGCGGTGTCGCCGTCATCCCGGTAACCGGGCCAATCGTCAGGGAACAGGGCTGGTACGGGGTGGGGCAGGATGCCGTGGCGTCGTCGTTGAAGGCCGCGCTTGCCGACCCCTCCGCCCGCGCCATCCTGTTCGACATCACCAGTCCGGGCGGCGTCGTGGCGGGCACGAAGGAGCTTGCCGACGCCATAGCCGAGGCCCGGACGAAGAAGCGCTGCGCCGCCTACGCCAACGGCCTGTGCGCGTCCGCCGCGTACTGGCTGGCGTCGGCCACGGGCACGGTCTACGCGCCGCTGACCGCCACGGTCGGCAGCATCGGCGTGATCATGACGATCACCAACTACGCGAAGCTGGAAGAGAAATGGGGCATTTCCACCGTGACCATCACGGGCGGCAAGTGGAAGGCGGCCGGACAGGGCGGCGAGCTGACCGACGAGGAACGCCAGTATTTTCAGGAACGGATCAACACCCTGCACCAGATTTTCAAGGCCGATGTGGGCCGTCACATGGGGTTGACGGCTGACCCGCAACTGTGGGGCGAGGCGCAGCTTCTGCTGGCGCAGCCCGCGCGGGAGCTTGGCCTTGTCACCGATATTGTCAGGGATCGCGACGCCGCGATCCGCAAACTCGCTGTGGAGGCACAGATGACCAGAGAAGAACTCGCCGCGCAGTCCCCGGAACTGGTGGACGCGCTGCTGGCCGAAGGCAGGCTGAAAGCCGAGGCCGAGAACAAGGCGAACATGGATAAGGCGGCGGCTGATGCCGTGGCTGGCGCGCTTGCCGTGGTGAAGGCCGTGGCGGGCGATGAGACGGCGTCCCGCGTCGAGACGACGCTGAACACCTTCCGGGCCACCGGGATGAGCGCCGAGCAGATCGCCACCGTAGCGCCGTTGCTGGTGAAGGCCGAGGCTCCTGCGCCGGAGGATGCCGAGGCGAAAAGCCGTGCGGACATCCTCGCCGGACTCCAGAATGTCCACCAGAATCCCGTGGCAGCCGCACCCGGTACGGTTCCCTCCAGCACCGGAAAAAGCCCGCTGCTGGCGGACGCCGAGCGTCGCGCCGAAGCCGCGAAGTAAGGAGACGCCATGTCCAAGATCATCGTCCATACCGAAGTGATGGGGCCGGACTTTTCCGAGCTTGTCCTGCATGAACTGAACTACGAGTGGAGCCGCGAGGTTGTGACGCTGGCGGCTTCGGAAGCGGATCTTCCGTTCGGCATGGTGCTGATGCGCGAGTCCGGGGAATACAAGCCGCTGACGGAATCCACGGTCGAGAGCGCCCAGAAGTTGGGCGGCGCGCCCGTCGCCGTGCTCATCGGCGCGGTCAAAGCCAGCGAGTCCGCACAGCCGGGCATCGTCATCCGGCGTGGGGCCATCCTGAACGGCGCGGCCCTCAAGTTCGACGCCAGCGTCACCACATTGCAGGCCGAGGCCAAGCTGGCCCTGTCCGATCTCGGCATCGTCATCAAGGAGTAACCCATGCCCATGCAGCATTATCCCACGGTGTTCGAGTGCACCGAAATGACCGCGGCGGTCAACAAACTGCCCGCGCGTCCCTTCTTTTTCAAGCCGTTGTTCGAGGTGAAGGGCGTGAAGACCACGACCGTTTCCCTCGACATCAGGCAAGGCCGCATCGTGCTGATCGGAGACTCGGAGCGCAATACCGCCCCGGAGAGCCTTGCCGGGCGCGGGGCCAAGCGGGAGTGGAAGCACCTTTCCTGCGCGCATCTGGCGCAGTCCGACACGTTGGCGCCCGAAGACCTTCAGGACGTGCGGGCGTTCGGCTCCACCGAGCCGATCTCTGTTGCCGCAGTCTACAACGACAAGATGCAGCAGTTGAAGGACAACTTGGCGGCGACGATGGAGTTCCATCGGCTCGGAGCCATCAAAGGCGTGGTGCTCGATGCTGACGGCACCACCGTCCTGCACGACATCTTCAATACGTTCGGCGCTACAAAGAAGACGCTGGACATTTCGTTCCCCAAGACGGCCGCCGACGATGCAAACCCCATTTTGACGAGCATCCTCAAGGCCAAGCGGCATGTCGAGGCCGCGATGGGCGGCACGCCGTTCGATCATATCGAGTGCATCATCGGCTCGGACGCCTACGACATGCTGACGTCCCACAAGCTGGTGCGGGAGTATTTTGAAAGATGGCTCTCCAATCGGGAGAATTTTGGCAACAACGACTACCGCAAGCGCGGCTTCCCCTATGGCGGCCTGACATTTGTGGAGCGTTCCGACGTGGTGGGCGGCCAGACGATGGTGGCGGCCAAGAAGGGGCACGTCTACCCGGTCGGCCCCGGCATCTTCAAGCAGTACCACGCGCCCGCCGACTGGATGGAGACGGTCAATACCATCGGCCTCGAATATTACGCCCGCATGGACGAAAAGCCCAAGGGACGCGGTTTTGATCTGGAAGTCCAGTCCAACCCGCTCACGCTCTGCACCTACCCCGAAGCGCTGGTCGAGCTGACCTTCAAGGCGGCGTAGTCATGGCCGATTTCAATCTCGCCTACGCGCCCGTCGCCAAGTGGGAAGGCGGCTGGACGCACGACTCCGGCGACAAGGGCGGGGAGACGTTCCGCGGGTGCGCCCGCAACTTCTTCCCCAACGAACCGATCTGGCCCGTCATCGACCGGGAAAAGAGCCATCCCTCCTACAAGAAGGGCAAGGCCGCCTTCTCCGCGCACCTTATGGGGATTCCGAGCCTCACGGGGTGCGTCAAGGGTTGGTACAAGAAAGAGTGGTGGGACAAGCTCGGGCTCGAACGGTTCGACCAGATCGTGGCCGACGAGCTGTTCGAGCAGGCCGTGAACCTCGGCAAGGCGGGCATGGGGCGTTACCTGCAACGGCTCTGCAACGCCTTCAACTGGCGGAAGGACGGCAGCGCAGACGGCGCGCGCCTGTTCGACGATCTCCAGACGGACGGCGTCGTCGGCCCGAAGACGCTTTCGGCCCTTTCCATCGTCCTTTCCCGGAACGACGCCCGGCGCATCGTGCACCTCATGAACTGTATGCAGGGCGCGCATTACGTAAACAGCGCGGCGAACCGCCTCCCGCTGCGGAAATTCTGCGTGGGCGGCTGGCCGACGCGCACCTATGACCCCGGACAGGAGGTCTTCTGATGGATTTCGCTACATTGATGGATTCCCAGTCCGGCATCGTCGCGTTGGGCATGGCCGCCGTTTCCGGCGTTTGCGCGTTCATCTGCGCGTTCATGCCCGCGCCCACGGAACAGTCGGGCATGTTGTACCGGATTGTCTACGAGCTGCTGAACTGGATCGGCTGCAACAAGGGCAAAGCCAAAAACGCCGACGACGCGGGCAATGGCGGCAAGTGATGCATGGTCGGCCCTCGTCCGCATCCTTCAACTGGTTCTTGAAGGTTTTCGGGAATACCGCCGCCGTTCCCGTGTGGGCGCTGTGCGCTCTGACGGCGGCTCTGCATGGCTGCGGAAGTTCGGGGGCGCTGACAAGCGTGCCTCCCGCACCGATGACGCCGGGGGCGATCATCACTGAGGCGTGGGCCTACGAAGAAAACGGGCGTTGGGAACAGGTGGAGGGTGAATGGATTCATCTTCCGGCAAACGAGGGCGCGGAGCTGCTGCTCTGGATTGAACACGCGGAGGAACTATGCCGCTGACCACGGAAACGCTGCTGGCCTATTCGATGGGCATCATCGGTACATTGCTTGTGCTGCTCATTTCGCTCGTCGTCTATGTCTTTCTCACGCTCAGGGAGGAAGTCCGGGGCGTTTCATCCGATTTGTCCGAGTTGAACAAACACCGGGTGAAGCTCGTCCACATTGATGATTGCCGCCTGACGGTAGCGCGTGTCCATGAACGGTTGGACGACTACGAAGACGCCATGCAGGGCCTCAGCGAACGCATGGCCCGGACCGAGGCGCTGTTGCAGGAGCGGGGAGGGCATTCATGAACCAGAGCTTCTTCAAGGACATCCTGGAGCAGGAAATCCACTCCGTGTTCCTGACCCCCGCCGAGTTCGGCGAATCCGTCACGCTGGAGGGCAAAACGCTCGACGCCGTGGTGGACAGGCCGGAAATGGCATGGCCCGAAGCGGACGACAGGCCCGGCGTTTCCCACAAGCTTGTGGTGCTGCTCGTGGCCCTGTCCGACTTCCCGGACGAGCTGTACCCCGGCACGAGCGTGACGTTCAACGGCGAACGCTGGTTCGTGGCCACAGCCGACCGCGAAGCGCTGCGGACCATCCGGCTGTACAGGGAGGCGGCATGATCCGGCTCGACATCCCCAACATGGACGAGACGATCCGGGCGCTCACAGCCCCGCTCCAGCACATGCCGAAGGAGTGCGAGAGCGCCGTTTCACGGGCCATCAACCGGACGTTGAACGCCATGCGTGCCGAGGCGATCCGCATTGCGCGGCGGGCCTATGTCTACGTGCCTCCGGGAAGGCTCTTCGACCAGCTCTACTTGAAGAAGGCGCAAAGGGGCACAACGAAGGCTTGCCTCTACATTTCCGGGCGGCGCGGCATCTCCCAGTACCACTTCCGTCCGGCTCCGAAGTTCCCCGGAACCAAGCCCCCGGCGGGCGTTTCGGCGCAGATCCGGCAAGGCGGCACGCGGAAGGTCTATCAGGAGCCCGGCTACTCGAAGCCCTTCATTATGAAGAAGCTGCGGGGGATCGATTTCGGCGGCTACGGCGTGTTCATGCGCAAGAAAGGCGTGAACAACTTCCACAAAAAAGGCCGTAAGGGGGCGGAAGGGCTTGTCTGGAAAGGGGTGAAAATGCTGTTCGGCGCGTCGCCCATCCAGTCGTTGCTCAAGAAGGAAAAACAGCAGCAGATCGTGGACAAGGCGTCCGAGGTTTTTCCCCGCCGTCTGCAACACGAGGTCAACTTTCAGATCGGCAAACTGGCCGCATCGGGAAAAATGCGATGAGAAGCAGAGAGTTATTGTTGGCGGTCAAGGAAATGCTGACCGAGGCCATGAAAGAGTACCCTTTCCCCGCTCCTGACGGTTCCTGTGAAGACCTTCAAGTGTTCCTTCACGGTTTGCCCGACGAGCAGGGGAGAAGGACGTACCCGTTCATCTGCGTCCGGTGGGTCAGCGGCGACATCAACGAAGGCGTGGATGGCTACATCGGTGCGGAAGGCCGGGAAACACTGGCGCTGGTGCTCGGCATGTACGCGCCGGAGAGCCAGGAGCAGGCCGGCCTGATCCTCGCGGAACTGCTCGACTGGACGCGGGCCGTCCTGCGCCGGAATCGGGTTGTCGCCAAGAAGTTCCAGTTGGAGCTTCCCCTCAAAGCGTCCATCCCCGACCCTGAAAAACAGTGGATGGAGTACCATATGGCGACTGTTTTCCCGGAATACCAGTATATTATCCCGTCCATCCCGTTGGGCGGCACTTTGAAGGAACACACCTATGAGTGAACAGGAATCCCCCAAAACAGCCCGGAAATCGCCTGCGAAGGCCGAAAGCCCGTCCCCGGAGCTGGTTGCCCGCCGGAAGCAGGCGTTGACCGTATATGTCGGCCCGGACAGGCCGTTCGGCCTTCCCCTGCGGACCAGCGCCGTCCTGCGTGGCGAACCGTTTCCGCAGCTTGCCGCCGTCATTGAGGCCAACCCGGATCTGAAAAAGCTGTTCGTGCCTGTGGAGGAGCTTGCCGAAACCCGTTGCCAGCTCCGCAAGGAAGGCAGCGGTATGCAGCGGCTTTTCAAAACCATCAACGAGGCCAGCCGCAAGGCTCGGAAGGCCAAGGAGTAGGGTATGGCATTCAGACACGGCGTTTACACCAGCGAACTGCCCACGAGCATCCTCCCGGCCCGTTCCGTGGACAGCAATGTGGTCTTCGCGGTCGGCACGGCGGCGGTTGACCGCCTCGAAACGGGCAAGCCCCGCTACGTGAACCGGCTGCGCATGTATTATTCGTATGACGAGTTCGTCTCGGAAATGGGGTGGGACGAGGAGAACTTCAACAAATACAGCTTGCAGGAGCTTGCGTACAGCCACTTCGCGCTCTACCGGGGCGCGCCGCTGGTGGTGTGCAACGTCTTCGATCCCGCCGTCCACAAAACGAGCGTCAGCAGCGAGGCCGTGAGCTTCGACGCCAAAGGCGCGGCTTCGCTCAAGCACGGCTCCGTTTCCAGGCTGGTGCTGAAAAACGCGGAAAGCTCCACAACCTACGTCGAAGGCACCGACTACACGCTGGACCCGATCTCCGGAGAACTGTCCCGCATCGAGGGCGGGAGCCTTCCCGCCGAAGCGAACGTGACAGCCGGGTACGACTATGCGGACGTGTCGCTGGTGGACAGCACGGACGTCATCGGCGGCATCAACGAATCCACGGGGGAATCGGAAGGGCTGGAGCTGATCGATTCCGTGTTCCCGCAGTTCCGGCTCGTGCCGGGCAGCATCCTTGCCCCGCGCTTTTCCGAAGACCCCGCCGTGGCCGTGGTCATGGCGGCGAAGGCGGACGGCATCAACGGGCTGTTCAAGGCCGTGGCCCTCGCGGACATCCCGACCGAAGGCGAGCACGGGGTCAAGAAGTACACGGACGTCCCCGCCTACAAGCAGAACAACAACCTTTCGGACGAGCTGCTGATCGTGTGCTGGCCGAAGGTGAAGCTCGGGGACCGCGTGTTCGGCCTCGCCACGCATCTCACCGGGCTCATCTCGCAGACCGACGCCGACCGGGAGGGCGTCCCCTACGCCAGCCCGTCCAACAAGCGGCTGGAGATCACCAGCATCGGCTATCCCGACGAAAAGGAGGAGGGCGGCTGGAAGGAACTCTTCCTCGGCCTCGACAAGTGCAACTACCTGAACGGAGAGGGCATCTACACCGCCGTGAATTGGGACGGCGGCATGAAGTCGTGGGGCGGGCGCATGAGCGCGTATCCCTCGAACACCGACCCGAAGGACTGCCAGGACGCCATCCGCCGATTCTTCAACTGGTACCAGAGCACGTTCATCCTGACGTACTTCCAGAAGGTGGACAACCCGCTGACCCGCCGCCAGATCCAGACCATCCTGAAAAGCGAGCAGATCCGGCTGGACGGCTATGCGGCCCGCGAGATGATCCTCGGCGGTTCCATCTCCTTCGACGAGTCGGACAACCCGGCAACGGATCTCATCGACGGCATCGCCCGTTTCCACCTGCGGATCACCCCGCCGCCCGCCAACCGCGAGATCGACGGCATCTTTGAATTCGACACCGACAACCTGAGCGTCCTGTTCAGCTAGGAGAAGCCATGCATCGTCCTGAACAAAACGTCGCCTACCGCGTGTACTGGCAGGGGAAAGATCTTCTGGGCACGGCCCAGATCGAGATGCCCCAGATTCAGCATATGACCGAAACCCTCAACGGGTCCGGGCTGTCCGGCGAGATCGAGTCCCCGACCATCGGGCTCACGCAGTCCATGACCTGCAAGATGACCTTCACGAGCGCGACCAAGGCCATTTTCAGCACGCTGGACTGGACGCTCCAGCCGTTGTTCGAGTGCTACAGCGCCTTGCAGGTTGTGGACGAGTCCACCGGCATCCGCAACTCGGTCCCGTTTCGGCTGAACATCATTGGGCGTCCAAAGAACATGAGCCTCGGCACGCTGGAAATCGGCAAGAAGCACGGCAACGATCTTGAGTTGGAAGTGACTCGCCTCGAAGTCCTGCTGGACGGCGAGGAACAGCTCCTCATCGACAAGATCAACTTCATCTACAAGGTGCAGGGCACCGACCTGCTGGCCGCCGTCCGCGTCCAGATGGGCCTCAACGCATAGGAGAAAACATCATGGAAAAGAAACAGGTCAAGCTGCTGGAACCTATCATCGTCGGCGGTGAAGAGCTCACCGAAATCACTATTCGCCGATCTACGGTTGGAGATGAAGAGGACGCTATGGAAATGGCCATCAGGCTCAAGCGCCCGAAGAACTCGGTCACGGTCGAAGTCTGCATGTTCAGCAAGCTCACCAGACTGCCTTACGACGCGATCCGAAGCTTGTACGGGCCGGACTACACGGCGTTGCGCGAAGCCCTGAACGAGTTGAACGCTCCGGAGGGAGAGGACCCTACGATGACTCCGGAGACGGATGGGATGCCGGAGAGAAGCTTGGAAGACTAAGGTCGGGCATGTTGCAGCTCGGACGCTTCAGCAACTGGTCGCGTTCGGACATCCGGGAGATGAGTCCGGCGGAGTTCGCCGGATACGTTCAGGCCGCCAACGGCATTGCGGAGGAAGAGTATGGCTCGTGAATTCAGCGTATCGTTCGCTCTTGGAGCGACTTTGGACAGCAGCTACGGCTCCGCGTTCAAGGCCGCAACAGGGCAGGTGCGCGGCATCACGCAGGCCATCCGCGACATGGAGCAATCTCCCGTGGGCCGCCTTGGGTCCAGCTTGGTCAATCAGCAGAAGGCCATCCGAGGAACCCGAGCGGAACTGGACAGGGCGCGCGGCGTGCTGGACGCGCTGCGCGCTCAGGCCGATGCCGCAGGGGGAGCTTCTGGCAGGCTGGCGATTCAGATACGGCAGGCGGAAACGGAAGTTTCCGGGCTAACCTCCCGTCTGGAGAGGCAGAACTCGGCTTTTGCCGAAACCCGCGCCAGAGCAGCCACGGCGGGTGGCTCCGTGCAGGGGCTTATCAATCAGTACCGACAGCTCCGTGGAGAAATCGAAAGCCAGCGGACGACGAAGGCCCGTGTGGAGTCCGGGCTGGAAATCGCCCGTGCGGAGGATTCCCAACGCACGGTTTTACGCGATACTTTAGCCGCCACGCCCAAGGAACAGCACCGGAGCGTCATGGCCACGATGGTCGGGGAACAGAGCGCGGCCTTGAAAGGACTGGGCACACAGTTGCGCACGGCCCATCAGCAACTGGCCACGCTGCGCGCCCGTGCCGATGCCGCTGGCGGCGCATCCGGCACCTTGGCCCGTCAGATCCGGCAGGCAGAGGATTCCGTCAATGTTTTGAATCGGCAGGTGCGTCTGTCCGGCGCGGCCTTCCGCGAGACGGTGGCTGCCGCAACGGGCGCGGGAGGGTCCATTCGTGAACTGTCACGGGAGTACCGCGGGCTGGCGGAAAACGCGGCACGGGCACAGCGCATCCAGCAGGCCGTGCAAGCGAACCGTCAGCGGAGGGACACCCTGCGTTCCCAGCGGGATGATCTGAATGGGCGGTTGATGGGTACTGCGGCGCAAGCCGCCACCGTAGCCATGCCCGTCAAGCTGGCCGTTGATTATGAATCCAGCATGGCTGACGTGAAAAAGGTCACGGATTTTGACGATACGGGCTTCAAGATGTTCAGCCAAGACTTGCTGGAAATGTCCACCCGGCTACCGATGACGGCCAAGGGGCTGGCTGAAATTGCCGCAGCGGCAGGTGCGGCAGGCATCAAACAGGAAGAACTGCTCGTTTTTTCCGAGGACGCCGCCAAGATGGGCGTCGCCTTTGACATCAGCGCAAAAGAAGCCGGGAATGCTATGACCGGCCTGCGCAACAACTTCAAACTCAGTCAGGATGGTGTACGTCTGTTGGGCGATTCCATGAATGCGCTTGCCAACAGCATGGATGCCAAGGCTGCGCAGATTGTCGATTTTGCCAACAGAACCGGCGGGGCAGCCAAGATTTACGGTTTTACAGGGCAGGAAGTTGCCGCTCTGGGGGCTACATTCCTCGATGCCAAGGTGGGGGCCGAAGAAGCGTCCACGGCTACCAACGCCATGTTCGTTCGTCTGGGCACGGCGGACACTCTGTCGAAAGACGCCCAGGAAGCGTTTCAGTCGCTCGGCATGAGCGGCGAAGGGATGGCAAAGGCGTTTCGGCAAGACGCCCAAGGCGCATTGCTGCACTTCATGCAGACCGTCGCCAAAAGCAAAGATCCCATGCGGGCGCTCAACGCCATCTTTGGCGCAGAACATGCCCCTAAGATTGCACGTCTGGTCAACAACCTGAATCGCTATGACAAGGCGTTGGACAAGGTTTCCACGACTGAGAAGTACCGTAATTCCATGCAGCAGGAATATGATACCCGTGCCGATACGACCGCCAACCATATCCAATTGCTGCAAAACAGCATGACCCGTTTTGGGACCATCGTCGGTACTGCGCTGCTGCCTGTGGTGAGCGCCGTGGTGCGTGGTCTGAGCGGCGTGGCCACCCGTGCGGGCGATCTTGCCCAGCGTTTCCCCCGGACGACCGCCGTGTTCATGACCGGAGCCACGGTGATAGCCGGGCTTGCCGTGAGCGGTCTGGCTCTGGGGCTGGTCATCAACGGTGTGAAGACATCCGTGGCCTCTCTTCGCAGCGCCACCTTACTGCTATCCAATTCCCAACGGCTGGCCACGGCACAGACATGGGCGATGGCCGCAGCAGGTAAGGCATGGGGGGTGGCCAGCCGCATCGCCGGGGCAGGTTCGCGTTTTTTCGCTGGCGGCTTGCGTTCCATCCTTGTCGCGTCCGGCGTGGGGGCATTGCTGGTGGCGCTAGGCTTTGCCGTGGATTTCGTGATCGAGCATTGGGGCACCATTGGCCCCGCCCTGAAAGGAATCTGGGATGGCATCGTGGGGACCATTTCTCAGACTGTGGGCAGCATCATCAACTTCTTTGTGATTGGTTGGGCCTCCATTACGGATACATGGAACCGTCTGGGCGTCTTCTTTTCCGTGCTCGGCGGCAACCTCCTTAAAGTATTTGAGCCTGCCATCACGTTCATCACCGGGTTGTTCTCCAGAGCAAAGAACACCTGCCTACAGGTATGGTCGAGCGTCACGGGCTTTTTCAGCGGGCTGTGGGGAGGCGTCACGAGCGCTGCGGAAAGCACATGGACATGGATTACGGATGCCGCTTCTACAGCGTGGGATGGCGTAACCGGGCTTTGGAACGGCGTCATAAGTTTCTTTGCCGTCATGTGGGATGGCGTCAGCGCCGGCGCCGGCGTCATGTGGGGCTGGATGAGCGACGCCGCTTCTGGTGCATGGAACGGCATCGTTTCTGTTTGGGAGGGTGCAACGAATTTTTTCGGTGGTCTTTGCTATGCCATCACGGGCGTGTTCGCCAGCATGTTCCAGTGGCTGCGGGACAGCTTCGATTGGGTTTTCAGTACTATCGACACGGTAAAATCAGCCGTAGATAAAGTCACCGGGGCGGTGTCCGACGCATGGAATACGGCCTTCGGAGACGATGGGGAAACACCCTTGGAAAAGTCCACGCCCGTGGCATCCGCTGCGCCCGAACTACCCAAAGCCATATCTATGTCCACCAGCGGCAAAAAGGCGGCTCAGACTGCTACTCCCGTATCGGAGAGTCCGGCCAAGCCATCTTATCAAAGCCGGGCGGATGCCGTGGCAGGTTTGGCCTCCACTCCCGCCAGCAGCTCCAACAAGAAGGGGAAGGGCGGCAAGAAAGGAAAGGGACCCGGACCCGTTACGGTCGTATCGCTGGACAGCGGCAACAGGTTCAGCACGGTATTCATCCCGGCTGCGAAGAAGGACAAGCCCGTGGGGGCTTCTGTGCTCATGGCTTCAGCGTCCGGGCAAAGTCCTGTCGGCGCGAAGTTTGGCCGCGATGCCCTGCCGCCCGTACTTCCACAGACGCCGATGTTGCTGGAGCGCAACAAAAAGGCTTCCGCGCAGCGCCAGCCGGAGGCTTCGGGGGACATCCAGATCGTACAGCATTTCAACATCGCGGACGCGGGGAATCTTCCCGCGCTTAAAAAAGAACTCCGGCGTCTGGAGCCGGAGTTTGAAAAGCTCGTCCGGCGCGCGCTCGAAAGGATGCGCTCGGACAAGGCGAGGACGGCACATGCCCAGTGAGAAGACGACGCGGCAGGGGCAGGCATGGGATCAGCTTGCGAAGGACGCCTACGGCGACGAGCTGCGGCTCGGCACGCTGTTCCCTGAGAACGTGGATGAGCTGGACGTCCTGATTTTCGGCGGCGACGTGCGCGTGGCTGCGCCGGAAGCGCCGTCTGTCGCCAAGGTGTCCTCCCTGCCGCCGTGGGAGCGCATGTGATGCGCCGCGCAGCCGTGACCGTCAGCATCAAGGGCCATGACGTGACCCTCGACCTCATGCCGTACCTCGTCAGCCTGACCTACACCGACAAGGCCGACGAGGAGCTGGACGACCTCCAGATCGTTCTGGAGGACCGCGAGGGCATCTGGCAAGGCGACTGGCTCCCGCAGACCGGGGACGTGATCGAGGCCAGCATCCTCACGGAGAACTGGCGGGAGATCGGCGCGGTCGAGGAATTGCCCTGCGGGAAGTTCGAGGTGGACGAGATGGAGCTGGAGTCAAGCGTGGAAGGCGGCGACACCGTGACCGTCAAGGCCGTGCCCGCCGCCGTGAAATCCTCGCTCATGCTCCAGAAGAAGACCCGCTCGTGGGAGAAGACGCCCATCACCACGGTCATCGCGGACATTGCCGGCGCCGCCGGGCTGGACACGCTCTACCGCGGGCCTGAGCTGGTCTACGAGCGGGTGGAGCAGCGGCAGGAGAGCGACCTTGAGTTCATGCAGCGCATCACCAAGGAGCAGGGCCTCCGGCTGGCGGTGAAAAGCGACAGGGTGGTCGTGTACGCGGGCCAGACGGCGGATCAGCTGGAGCCCATCGCCATCAGGCGGGCGTCGGAGGCCGACCCCGGCGAGGGGCTGGACTTCCAGTCCTTCCGGGCGAAGCGGACGACCGAGGGCATCTACACGCAATGCGTTGTCGGCTACACGAAAGCGGCGGATTCCGAGACGATAGAGACGCAGTACGAACCTAACATCCCGCCGACGACCGGGCGCGTGCTCTACATCAACAAGCGGATCGAGAATCAGGCGCAGGCCGAGCGCATGGCGAAGGCGGAGCTGCGCGACAAGAACCGCAAGGAACAGACCGCCTCGCTGTCCGGCATGGGCGACACCCGGTTCCGGGCGGGCACCGTGCTGGACATTCAGGGATGGGGCCGCTTCGACTCGAAGTACGTGATCGCCCAGGCGACGCACACGTTTTCGGCTGACGGCGGATACACGACCAGCTTGGAGCTGGAAAAGGCGCTGGATTACTGATGGATATGAAGATGAACGAACTTGCCCGCGTGGGCTTTGTCGTGTCCCGCCAGCCGGAAAAGCACCGAGTCCGGGTGGAGTTCCGCGACACCGTGACCGCGAAGCTCGTCTCCGGGTGGCTCCCCGTGCTCGTCCCCCGAGCCAGCGCGGACATGGCTTTCGACCTGCCGGACGTGGGGGATCAGGTGCTGTGCCTGTTCCTCGGCAACGGGCTGGAGGAGGGCTTCGTGCTCGGCTCCATGTACGGGGCGCAGACCCCGCCCGTGTCGAGCGGCGACAAGTTCCACCGGACGTTCAGCGACGGCACGACGCTTGAGTACGACCGCGCCGCGCACAAACTCAGGGCTTCGGTCAGAGGCGACATGGAGGCCAGCGTGACCGGAAATGTTGAAGTGACGCTTCAAGGAAACGGCAAGGTAACGGCTGGCGGCGCGCTGGAGCTGACCTCGGCGGCGAAGATCGGCCTGAACACGCCCGCGCTCTCGATGGGCGGGTCCGGAGGCGGGGGGACGGAGGCCGCGACGCAGGGAAACATCAGGCATCGCGGCAACATAACCGTCACCGGGGGCGACATGACCGTGAACGGCATTTCCTTCCTCGCCCATGTCCACGACTGTCCGCACGGCGGGACCACCGGAGCGCCCAAATGATGTACCAGGGCGTCCTCGGCACCTTCTTTTTCACCGTGACCGACGCGGAGGTGGCGACGTTCCGCGACCTCAAGCAGCAGCGGGAGATCCAGTTTGCCGAGCACAAATGCGTGTCCGGGCTTCCGAAGGTGCAGCACACGGGCCGCAATCTGGACACCCTCAGCCTGACCGTCCAGCTTTTCCCGCTGACGCCGCTGGCGCTCACCGTGGACATGCGGATCGACGCCCTGCGCGAGCTGGCGGTGCTCGGCGAGGAGGTGCCGCTCGTGCTCGGCCTGACCTACTACGGCCTGTACGTGCTCAAAAGCGTTGAGGTGCAGCACCGGATTTTCCACAACGGCGTGACCATGAGCGCCGAAATAGCCCTGAACCTCACGGAGTACAATTGATGGAACTGACCGTGGACATGAGCGTGCCCGCGTCCGTGGAGATCGGCGCGACGGGCCTGCGCGGTCTGGCGCAGGAAATCCGCACGGCGCTGGCCACACGTAAGGGGAGCGTGCCGCTCGACCGGGATTTCGGCCTGTCGTGGGAGCTGATCGACCTGCCCCTTCCAGAGTCGAGGCCCCTGCTCGTCGCGGAGATTGGGCGGGGGCTGGAGCGCTGCGTCCCGCGCATCAAGGTCAAGAACGTGACCTTCAGGACGGATACGTCCGGCGCGGCTGACGGGAAGCTGACGCCCGTGGTCACTGTCGAAATCCGCAAGGAGTACCTGAATGACTTTCGCTGATCTTTCGGGCCTGCCGTCCGTCTCTTTTGCGCCGCAGAGCGCCGGGGAGACGGAGACGGCGATCATCACGGCGTATGAGGCCATCGCCAAGGCGACGCTCCAGCCGGGCGACCCCGTGCGCCTGTTTCTGGAATCGCTGGCTTACGTCATTTCCGTCCAGAACGGCCTGATCGACCTTGCCGGGAAGCAGAACCTCCTTGCCTACGCGCGGGGCGGGCATCTCGACCACCTCGGCGCGCCGATGGGCGTGATCCGCATCCAGCCGCAGCCCGCCCGGACGACCGTGCGTTTCGGCGTCGACGAGGCGCTGGCCTTCGCCGTGCCCATCCCTGCGGGGACGCGCGTGACCACGCAGTCCGGCGGGGTCATGTTCGCCACGCTGTCCGACGCCGTGCTTCCCGCGGGGGAGCTTTTTGTCGAAACGTCCGCGAAGGCCACGGAAGCGGGGGCCTCGGGCAACGGCCTGTTGCCGGGCCAGATATGCCGCCTCGTCGATCCGCTGCCGTACATCACGCGGGTGAGCAACGTGGCCACCACGCTTTCCGGCTGTGACGAGGAGGGGGACGAGCGGTTCCGCGACCGCATCCGCATGGCTCCGGAGAGCTTTTCCGTTGCCGGGCCGAACGGCGCGTATGAAGCGCGGGTCAAGGCGGTGAGCGCCGACATCAGCGCGGTGAGCGTCACCTCCCCGACGCCGGGCATCGTGGACATCCGGTTCGTGCTGACGGACGGGGAACTGCCGGACGAGGCCATGATCGAAGAGGTGGAGAACGCGCTGACGCCCAAGGACGTGCGCCCGCTCACCGACAAGGTGCTCGTCGGGTCGCCGGAGACGGTGGAGTACGCGCTTGCCGGGAAGTGGTTCCTGTCGTCGTCCGACTCCACGCTGCTGGCCTCGATCACGAAGGCCGTGGACGCGGCTGTGGAGGGATACCGCCTTTGGCAGCGGTCGGAGCCGGGGCGGGACATCAACCCGGACGAGCTGATCGCCCGGATGCGCAACGCCGGGGCCAAGCGCGTGGAACTGGCGACACCCGTTTTCCAGCGGCTCACCGAGACGCAGATAGCGCGCGAGACGTCCGTGGCCATGACGTTCAGCGGGGTTGAAGATGAGTAGCCGGCGCATCGGTTCCACGCCGTTCCTTGAGCTGCTCCCGGATTCCATCGCTGGCGATCCGGCGATCCGGGCGGCGGCCGACGCGCTGGACGGGCTGCTTGTGCCCTCCGTGAAGGCCATCACGTCGCTGCTGCTGTACGCGCGGCTCTACGGCAAGGAGCCGGACCTGCTGCCGCCCCTGCGCCGCCTTGCGGAACAGGCCGGGGGCTTGCGGGCGCTTGAGGAGCCGCTGCTGGATCTGCTGGCGTGGCAGCTCCACGTCGACAACTACGACATCGCCCGGACGTACGCGGAACGGCTGGAGATGGTGAAGACGGCCATCGCCGTGCACCGCAAGAAAGGGACGCCGTGGGCCGTGGAAACCGCCGTGACCGCCGCCCTCGGCAACGTCGAGACGACAGTGACGGAATGGTACGACTACGAGGGCGGCCAGCCGTACCATTTCAAAGTGTTGGTGACGCTGTTCGAGCAGGGCATCGTCGCTGACGACATCAACCGCGCCCGCCAGATCATCCTCGAAACGAAAAACACCCGTTCGCACCTCGACCACCTCGGCATCACCGTGGCGCTCGGCAGCAACTGCGAAACGCGTTTCGGGGCCGTGCTCGGCATGGGGAACACCATGACCATCTGGCCCGAGGAAATCACGGATTTGGAACAGGAACTTTCGCTGAACACGGGCGCCGTCGCCCACTGGCAGCACATTTTGACCATCGCACCGGAGGAGATATGAGCCAACAATTCCGCACCGTAACGACGAACGCCGGACGCAACGCCGTCAGAGAGGCGCTGACGCAGGGCAAGACCGTCAAGCTCTCGCATATGTCCGTGGGCGACGGCGGGGGCAACCCCGTGACGCCGCTCTCCACAATGACGAAGCTCGTGAACGAACGGTTCCGCGCCCAGATCAATGACATCGTGCTTGATCCGGCCACCCCGGATCTGTTCACGTCCGAGCTGTTCATCCCGCAAGCCGAGGGCGGCTGGTACATCCGCGAAGTGGGCCTGTGGATGGATGACGGGACGCTGTTCGCCGTGGGCAACACGCCGCTGACCGAGAAGCCGGACATCAGTTCCGGCGCGGCAACGGACCTGCTTGTGCGGCTCATCATCCGCGTCCTCGATGCGGCCACGATTTCCATCGAGATCGACCCGGCGCAGGTGCTGGCGACGCGGGAGTACGTCGACCGCAAGCTCGACGCGCACAACAATGATGGCGGAGCGCACGAGACGCTGGCCCGCAAGAGCGTGCAGATCAAGGCCGGGACGGGGCTCACGGGCGGCGGCACGCTCGAAGCCGACCGGACGCTGACCATCAAGTACGGCAACACGGCGGGCACGGCGTGTCAGGGCAATGACGTGCGCCTTGCCGACGCTCGGACGCCAAAGCCGCATAAGGCTACGCACCAGACCGGAGGTTCGGACGCCATCACGCCAGCGGACATCGGGGCTGCGGCCAAGACGATTCAGATCAAGCCGGGCACGGGCCTCACTGGGGGCGGCACTCTCGAAGCGGATCGGACCCTGACGGTCAGCTATGGCACGGCTGCGGGCACAGCGTGCCAAGGGAACGACGCCCGTCTGAGCAATGCCCGGACGCCCACGGCACACAAAGCCACACACAAGACTGGGGGCACGGACGCGCTCACTCCTGCGGACATCGGCGCGGCCCCTGCTTCGCATACAAGCGTGGAGGCTACGGATACCGTGTTGGGCCATGCCAAAGCCTCCCAAACAACGCCAAAGGCCGCCGGAACCGCCGCTGTAGGTACGGAGAAAAGCACGTTTGCACGGGGCGATCATGTGCATCCTGCGCAGACCACGATCACTGGGAACGCTGGCACGGCGACGAAGCTGTCTACCGCCCGGACGATTTCACTTTCCGGCGATGCTACGGGCTCCACGACCTTCGACGGTTCAGCCAATAAGTCCATTCCGGTGACGCTGGTCAATTCCGGTGTTGAGGAGGGGGCTTATGGGCCAACGGCGGCGGCTACGCTCGCCTTCGGCGGCAGCGTCAACGTCCCACAGATCACGGTTGACGCCAAAGGGCGTGCTACCGCTGTCGTGAACAGGGCCATTAAGTTGCCCGCAGCACCCACAAGCGTCTCAGGCAATGCAGGCACAGCGACGAAACTTGCCACCGCCCGGACGATTGACGGCGTCAGCTTCAACGGTTCAGCGAACATCATACACTATGGAACCTGTTCCACAGCGGCGGAAACAGCGGCTAAAGCGGTCAACTGTACGGGCTTTGTTCTCGCAACAGGGGCACGCATCGCGGTACGCTTCACAGTCACGAATACGGCAGCCAACCCGACACTCAACGTCAATGCAACCGGAGCCAAGGCCATCCGGTACAGAAATGCCGCGATTGCTGCGGGATACCTTGCCGCAAACAGGACATATGATTTCATCTATGATGGTACGTACTTTCAACTCATAGGCGATATTGACACCAATACGACATACGCCGTTGCTACTCAAGCAAAGAACGGCCTTCTTTCCGCAGCCGACAAGAAAGCTCTCGACTACTGCGAGGCCCTTCGGCTCTCCATGATCGGCGTTCCGCGCTACTGGCGCTCCACGACCCTGCCCGCCGGGCACGTCTGGGCGAACGGCGACCTCGCGCTGTTCGCAGACTGGCCCGAACTGAAAAAGATATACGATGCCG